TTACTGCCTCCGTTTCGTGCGAGCCGGATTAACCGGGTATCGCTTTATTTAAGCGGGCCTTGACTATCAAGGGTGCCGCAGACAAACAAAAAACCCATCAGACTATACATCTAATGGGCTTCTATTTGCTTTGAGCCTCTAGGTTTTGTTCGGGCCTTTAAGGCCTCAACCTACAACAATCTTATTTAAAACCTTGCATTTATTACATTTTATTTCCAATACCGGCTTTTCTTTCCGCGCTTCATCAGAAATTGTAAACAACAATTTATGACATTTCTTGCACCGGTATTCTTTCACGCCTTCACCGCCACATGCCCCGTATCCGGTACAAATTCATATTCCTTGAACACTAGCCTTAGATTACATTTCGTGCAATTACACTTATATTCGTCATCAAGTTCTACTACCTTATAAACGCAATCCTTGGCGCCTACTGCCCACTTTATTAGGAGTCGGTTGCAATTTGGGCATCTTAGCTGTAGGGTTTTACTCATGATGCGTATAAATCCTCCAATTCCGTGTCCCATTCTAAAAAACTTCGTGTAGGCGGATGAAAACCATAATGACGCTTACACCTTGGACAAAACACCTTGCGACTACCTCTCCCCAATTTCCTGACTACTATCAATGTAGGGTGAAAAAACACATTGCACAGCCATCGCTTCATCATCTTACGTCACTTCCTTCGTCAAACATTTTACATCCCCCCTATAATTGGAATACCCGTATTCTGCATTTTCTCTATAGCAAACTGTACGCCAAGCTTAGCCAACTTCTCAGACTTCTCAATCTGAGGAATTGATGCCCCAAGTTTTTGAGCTATCTGAGCTATTGAATGCCCGCATGTCCTGAGTTGTAAAAGTTTCTTTAATATTGCAGCCACCTCCCTGGTTGAATACATAGCGCTTGAATGACCTGTAGCTGCGCACCATTTAACTTTGAGCGATTCGGGGATGTCACGCATGAGCGAGATGCCATACATAAGATACTTCCCGCGATCGCCTGGCGTGGCTGTGGATATCGGCGCTTCCTTAGCAACCTTCTTCATATCCTCCGGTATAGTCTTGGCCTTCTCTTTCAAAAGGTTTCCGGCTTGCTCGATGGATAGGTTTTTAGGTTGCTTAGAGTCCGGCATACGTTGCCCCTTCATCATTTACCGACTGCTTGCCTTCTATTGGAACATACTTGAAAGAGATTTTCATAAGTTCGCCCAAATCAACGCATGGGCAGTAATACTTTTTGATCTCATACATCTGACCTTTAATTACGTCCTCATGCTGCTTACCGCATCTATCGCATTTATAAACGACTGAGTATATCATGCTATTTCTTCTCCTTCTTATACCCTACAAGCTTGCCCTTTGTGATATCCAAGCTGATATCAATATCGCCATCACCGTATGAATTGATCCCCGTTACTTTGTACTCAACTACCATCATTCCTGTATCTCCAAACGCTGATTTACCCAGGCCCGGCATGACCGCGGCTTTTAGATTCATAGATGGATAAATTGGGCTGCTTGGCGATTCAATGCCACCACTTCCTTTACGAATTGGCCTTCCTAATGATTTCAAATCTTTATCGTTTAGCTCCGGCATGTAAAACCCCTTTCTTAATAATGTTTTCTGGTGTCTTAACAATTACTCTCAACGAGAGTATAGTGTTTATGTAAGCTCTTAAACAATGAGCGTCTTTAATCGGGTCAGGGTCCATACGCTGCGCTAATCCCTCAAAAGCTAAATTCATTAACTTTTCAACCTGCTCTTTACAATCTATAAACTTGGGATCCGCAAGACATTCAGCAGCCCTGTCTAATGTTATTTTAGATTGAGTCTGAATTGCTTCCTTATTCTTCTCAGATGCAACTCGCTCCTTTTTACTTAATGGCGCATAGGGCGTCTTAGGCATTGGTTTTTCCTTCCATTGATAACATGATTTCCGCAATCCATAAAGGAATTTTAATATGCTCATGTATGCTGTTGTGGCTTGTTAGCTTCTTATCGGGGATACGGGTCACTTCTAAATTTTCCTTTTTCTTAGGCATTAGCTTGTTTCTCCTGTTCTTTTTTGACCTTTGGATCTACATTTGTCACTAGCTGCGCCTCAAGATCTGCTATCAGCGCCACAAGTTTATTGGGATCCATCTCCGGCTCAACGCCTGTTGTTGCTTTCTCTTGGGCCAGAGCTTGAGTATATTGTTTCACACCTGCAACAGCAGTCTGTAACTGCATCTTCTGAAACTCGTCAAATGTGGGGATAATGCGTTTAGATATATTCTTCCACTTTTTACTCCATCCCGTAACCAACTGATTCAATAGAGTATATACAGCGTTCGGATTCTTAGCGATCAGTGGCTCGCTTCGGATAGTCTGATACAATGACAAATCCAGGACCTTCTCGTTTACCTTATCCTCTTCAAAAGCATAAGCACGAGTTTCAATATTGGTCCTGGCCACCATATCATTTCTGGTCATTACCGCAAACGGATCCCCACCGACAACCCGTTCAGGGTTAGGAGTATATGCCTGCCCCTGGGTAGACATCTGATAATACATTGCCAACATGATATACCCAATCTCATTGAATGAGGGCATAAGATGTTTAATATAATCCATAACGCCACGTCCACTCTGCCGTAATAAAGCCAGAGTCTTGCGTGCAGGAGCCGAAGGATCAGTGGGACTTTCGCGTCCGGTCATTAAACTCGACACTCGGCTAACCTCATCGTCCCCCTGCACCATATATTGTATAAGCTGAATCAACCCGTTCATGTTCATTGGCTGCATGTGTCGCTGCAAGAAATCCACTTGTTTAGGATCTCCGTCAATCGCTACGCCAGGATAAAATCGCTTCTCTAAAAACTGTGTATGGACATCTGGGTCCTTTGTAATCGGGGTAATTGTATTCTGCATATAGGCTGATTCAAGAGTCAAGTTCAGAATCGCGTTCTCAGCCATATTGCTGTCTGTGAGATCCTCAGCTACACCATGTTGATAAATACCTTTTTTCTTGCGCTTGATATAAAATGGTATCAAATTGGCGGGAATAGCATAATATGGGTAGAGCGTGGATCCAATTACAATTTTTTTCTCTCTATTTATCCACAAAACAACTTTAATCTCGTCTGTATCGTCTTCATTCATCTTAAAGTAATATGTGCATTTCCATATATCAAAATCAAGCGTCTCGAAATTCTCAGGCATTTCACCGTTCACTTCCAAGTCCACAAGCTTATCAATATCATAAAACTTCTCAGCCTTCTCTTCCTTCTTTAATTCCCAATAAGTGAAATTTTCTACTATAGAGTAAAGACGGGTTGTTTTCATACCTTCATATCCGTCTGTCTTGAGTCTTACCCAAACATGTTTGATATCATGATATCTTGGCCGGGGGTCGTTGTACACCACCTGTTTATAATTAGCCACAAGAGTAATGTCTTTACCACTCTGAAGTGTTTTAATATACCCAGGATAATCTTTCGCCGCACTAGGCCAATTCTTTAAGAACTCAATCAACCCTTGGCTCTGCATAACAGGCTGACCAGTGTTAGGATCTTGGACCTGCGTTAATTTAGCCTCATAATGTTCTTCACGTTTACGGGGTTCACGCTGTATATCATACACAACCTCAAGCCACCCCGTCCCTTTAACTGTCCCTGAATGACCAACCAATTCCATTTCGGGTTGGAATGGAAGTTTGTCCAATTTATAATCAAGAAAATCCTGCTGCTTATCCGCGACATCTTGGCCCACCTTACTGCCAAACTCGGGTCTTGGAGTGATAGCAAACAATGGATCGCTGTCAAAGAACGCCTCCATAACGCCCAATACAATCGCGTCAATCTTGACCTTAGTCACGTTCTTATTAAGATTAAACTGACGCATAGTGTCTTCAGTGGCTTTGCCTTCATACTGATCATCTAAGGCATCCCACTTTTCTTCAAGATTATCTTCTTCGCGCTCTTTTTTGATTTCATCTAGCTCAGCTTCAATTTCTTTTATAGCACGCTTCTTCTGCTCATCGCTTAGATCCAACTTCTCCATGTATATTGGCAACGCACCTTCTTCAATAGTCTTCTCAGAGTCCTTCTTATCTGTCTTCTCAAGCTTGACTTCCTGATTATTTGTGATTGGTGGCATTTTTATCTCCCAAACCTTCCTTTTCTACGCGCACTGTCTATAAAAGCTCTCTGTTTAGCATGTATATCAATCTTCTTAATCATTGGCTTGTAAGGGTACTGATTCCGTACATACCCTGCGATGGCCCGGCAGATTACCAAACCGTCTTGGTATCCGTTCTGCGCTTCAATCTTCTTAACCTTGCCCTCTTTATCCTTCTTCTTGATAAACGTCTGGCACTCTTCCATAAGCTTCTTTGAGTTCATGGTAGTGGAATTGTGCGAGATTTCCTCTTGCATCATAGCAAGCATTGACGGCCGGGTGACTGTGGTAGTATTAAATCCAAGCTCATCCGTAGGCGTCATAACACCGTTTTTATCAACCATCTTACGATAAATATTACCATACTTTTTGAAGATAAGCTGGTTCACCTGGTATCCGTAGCCCTTGTTTTCAGCAGCAACAAGTGCATTTTTATAATAATTCCCTAAAGCTATGCCAATCCGAGCAAGGTCTTCAGGAGAATATTGACCTGCAACGGTTGCAGCCGTTGAGTTCATACGCTTATTCAACACTAAGGCCGCAGCTTCATCACCATCATTCCCTTCTGAAGCGTCAAGAGTAACAATATATTGTTCACCCTCTTCAGGCCATTCAAATATCTCTACAGCCCCATGAGGTATAGATCTAAATTCCCAATTTGCACCTTGATAGAATATATCGCCAATGTCTTTAGGGCGTTTTGTAGTCTGTTTCTTCAACCCCTTACGATTAAAGAATAACTCACCGCTTATAGCAAACGCTTCTTGCCATGTAGAAGGATATTCTCTATAAAATGTATATAAATCTCCATTGCATGCGTTGACTATCTTATGCCTCCGCCAATTCACCTGTTCCTGATCCCATCCAAACTCTTCGGCTTGTTCAGCTTCTTCTATGAGAAATTGCTCTACTGAGGAGTCTGCATCGAATATAATGCCCTCTATAGGATAAAGCTCGCCATTTTCGAGTGGTTTTCGATACTCATCCATCTCAAACCAAGGGAAAAACATTGGCACCCAATCAGTAAGACCACGCTCAGCCCTCAACCATTGCTTGTAAAACTCATTCAATCCGTTAGCTGTAGTTTCACCAAATACCATTGTACCGGGAAGTTCCGGGACTGTCTGGTTCAAATCACCTAGCACAGTCTTGAGATCCCGGAAGAACGCTACCTCAGACAAATGCACATACTGGAATGTATGACTCTTGGCTGCTTCAGTGTTTTCGCCTGTAGCAATTATAATCTGCGAATGAATCTTATCAAACTCTAATTTCTTCTCATTAGATTTCTTTATTTCAGGGGGAAGGTGAGGATCCGTCTTTTCAAGCTTCTCTTGGTATAATTTGGACATTTCAAATATGTTATCGGCATGCTCTTTTGCGTCAGCGATACAAAGGGAATTGATGTTCGGAGCTTGTGACGTGAGCGCATATATAACAGCCTCAATTAGCGTAGACACGCCGCCCTGCCGGTACTTCAGCAACCATATCCTGATAGCTTTCCCTGCCTTAATAAGCTCCAATACCTTATTGAATATCTTTTGCTGAGTAGTATTAAGCTTGAGTCGCTCCATTGTTGCTGCTTTAGTCTTGATATGTAAATACTCCGCACATACTAATCGCAGAGGATTCTTCTCCATCATAGCCTTTTGTGTCTTATTGCTGGCTAGATCGTCAATCTGGGCATTGCTCAAAGGCTTTTTTGGCTCTAGCAACTCTGGCATCTTTTTCCTCTTGAGTAAGGGTTACGATATCGCCTGAATGTTCGACCTCTTGCTTATCACGCCAAAGATCAGGCCGTCTGTTCTTTAACCAAAATATCATGGATGTAGGATCAGGGGGGTATTGCTTAGTAACATCAACCTGAGTGACATCACCATCGGAATTGCAGAAAACCTTTGTTTCGGGATGCGTATATCCACAGGCTCTATGGAACAATGATTTCACTACTTGATCATCAGATACTTCCTTGCCGCTCTTTATGGCCTCTAAAAAGTCTGGCCATTTTATCTTATAATTACTAATCGTAGCTTCACAAACCCCAAACACCTTAGCAATTTGAACTTCTGTTAAACCCATAGAAGCAAGCAACTCAACCTTTTCGAGTGAGATCAATTCTTTTTTGCTTGGCCTTCCCATTTTTGCGGGACTTGGATTTTTCTTCTTTCCAACCTTTTTTCCCATCTGCAATCCTCACTGTTATCTCAAGCAAAACGGGCAGGAAGTTTTTAAGATCCCTGCCCATCAATTCTAGTTTAGCTGATTCAACCGCATCTCCGGCGCTGAACTCAAACGATATATGCTTACCACCATACTTATCAAGTTTAGCTGTCTCAAGATACCCCTTTGCTTTGAAAGTTATTGTTTTCCCCATAAAATAAAAAAGAGTAGGCGTTTAGTCCTACTCCTTTTCCCTTGTTTATAATGAACATACGCCTATGTAGCAAATATACACCAAGGCGCAGAGTATGTCAACCTTTTTTTGATTTTTTATTTATTTTTATATCATTAATCTTTTGATTCAACATTTTTAAGTTAAGATATGGAACATAATCTTTACGGTCGATCCATAGCACATCATAACCAAGCATTCGACTAAATATAGGGAACTTATATCTAACTTTTACTTTATCTGTCAAAGTATTGTCCATTATCGTGCAATCCGTCTTTACACCATCATTATGAAAATACCCCCCAGGCATTGATGGTAACATTTTACTAATTCTGTCATCAACCTGGCATGTGGTTATAAGAGCCTGAGTATTACCATCCGGATAAATCCGCTCATAAGTACATCTCATCACGCCTATAAGCCCTACAACAAAAACAAATATACCTGAAAACATTATCGCAATAAATCCTTGCATCTTAACCCCTCCTTGTTTTGATGGATCGGAAGTTCAACTAATTTGTCCCCGCCGCAAAAAACGGCATAGGCTCTAACCTCTCCATCAATTCAACCTCAAGCCTACAAGCATCCGGGTGATTCCCCCGAACTTACAATTCTCGCCTAGCCGCTTCCTCCAATGTTATCGAATTGTAAGTCACTAGATATGTGACCTTAAAATTCTGCGGATCCTGCGACACTTCCGCCATTCCTACGACTGGCAACGCAAGCACTGTCAGCATTACCATTAAAGCAATTAAATGTTTCATGACGCTCCTTTCTGTTATTTAATAAGCCATCCAAAATACCTCTTAAAATATTCTTGGCAAGCCCTCGCGCACTCGTCGCCTTCCTTACAGTGTATTCGCCAACACAAATCCCAATAGATGTTTTCTTCTTTCGTCATTTCAAATACCTCCGCATAATCTTAATCAACGCGCGTTTCTGTTTGATGGATCTGATGTCTACGATATCCGCGCCGCCGGCTTCCGATATGCAGCCTAGGAATAAATTGTTGGGGTCGTGAATACTACGCCGATGATCATATTTCATTTTCTCTATACACCTCAATATCTGGTACTCGTAATAACACAAAACCAAATAAGAGATCAAGCCCTTAAAGGTACGATCAAAACCTCCCACAAAACACATGCCGCACCGATTCCCATAAAGCACAATCTCCGGCACCAACAACTCCCGCGCGCATATATTACACCTGGCCCCGCGTTCCTCAACATTTCGCATTTGCATATCGTGTTCGTGATCAGCCATTATTCACCTTCCCTATTACTTATCACCTTAGCAAACAACTGTTTCGCTATTCTTTTAGCCTCATCCTTTGACATATCGACCTTGATGCTAACCGTTCCATCAAAGTTACGACTCATAGCCGATACCCCGACATCGTGTAGCCATAAGCTGTACCCTAAGTATTCTATGTCCATTACCCCTCCAATCTCTTAGTAATCTCTTGGTGAAAAGCTTTTAATACTTGTTTATGTATTGTGTTATTTTCTAATGATGGGTACCATGGCAAATTATTATCATTATAAACTTTTCGCTCTATTTGTAACATCTC